TCAAGATGCAACACAAGAAGTATCTTTAACATTTTCTTCAGCACATAATTTAGAATCAGGTGATATTATTTTATTAGATGGTGTAACAGTTCCAAGTGGTATTGGTCTAACTGATGCTGCTTTTGAAGATAAATTATTTCAAGTAACAAGAGTAACCTCATCTTTGATTGCTATTGTAACAGGATCACAGACCACAACAGGTGCAGCAGGTGGTGGATCTTGTAGTGTCATACCTTATGAAAAGGTGGGACCGGTAGCACAATCTTATGGTTATGGTTTTGGTATTGGTAATTACGGTGGAACAGTGTCAGGTGTTACCACTACAACTTTAAACGGTGCTCTTAATGCAGATACTGCTGGTACAGGAGGATCGGGTACAGCAATAACTTTGACATCTGTAACAGGTTTTCCAACTGCTGGAACAATAGCTGTTGGTAACGAGTTAATAACTTACACAGGTATAAGTTCAAATGACTTAACTGGTATTACCAGAGGTGCAAATGGAACAGCAACATTTGGTACATCAAATGGACAAGCACATAGCAGTGGTGCTACGGTGACAAACGCTACAAATTTTTCTGGATTTGGTAGTGCAGTAAATGCATCTACTGTAGTTCTAGAACCAGGTCTTTGGAGTTTAGATAATTTTGGACAAGTTCTTATAGCAACTATTGCAAACGGCAAAACATTTACATGGAATGCTGGAGCTGCAACACCTTTACTAAATAGAGCATCAACTACAACATCTGGTTTTGAAACAGGAAATAATCCCACTGCATCGAGAGTTACATTAATATCACCAACAACACGTCACTTAATACACTTTGGAACAGAAACAACTATTGGAACAACAACCACACAAGATGATATGTTTATAAGATTTTCTGATCAAGAAGATATTAATAGTTATACTCCATCTGCAACAAACTCAGCTGGTACTTTAAGAATTCAAGACGGAACAAAAATAGTCGGAGCTATAAAAGCAAAAGAAGTTATTTTAATATGGACCGATAACGCTTTATATACAATGAAATTTATAGGAGCTCCTTTTACTTTCCAATTAGATCAAGTTGGAACAAACTGTGGTTTGATAGGTAAGAATGCTGTTGTAGAAATAGATGGGGCAGCTTTTTGGTTATCACCAAACGGGTTCTTTTTATTTGATGGTACAGTTAAATCATTACCATGTTCTGTAGAGGATTTTGTGTTTACTAATTTTGATACTACAAAAGGACAACAAGTTGCTGCAGGTTTAAATAATTTATTTACTGAGGTTACTTGGTATTACCCATCATCGACAGCTACTTTTAATGATAAGTATGTTGTATATAATTATGGTGAATCGGCTTTAACTAAAGTGCCTGGTGGTGTTTGGTATACAGGCACAGAAGCAAGAACTAGTTGGATGGATGCAACTATATATCCAACTCCTTATGCTACTAAATACGATAGCTCTGCTGATGGAACTTTTCCTGTGATTGTAGGTCAAGATGGATTAGGACAAACAAAATATTTTGAACACGAAACAGGGACCGATCAAGTTAATGAAGATGGTTCAACCACAACTGTAACTTCTTTTATAAAATCTTTTGATTTTGACATGCAACAAAGGTCTTTTAAAAATCCAACAATAGCTGGTGAAGCATTTGTGGCTGTCAGAAGATTCGTGCCTGATTTTAAAGATTTACAAGGTAATTCAAAAATAAGTTTAGCTGTAAAAAGATATCCGCAACAATCTGATACTACTACAACACTAAGTCCTTTTACAGTTGACTCTACAACAGATAAAAAAGATACAAGAGCTAGAGGTCGTTTTGTAAATATTAAAATAGAAAACGATGCTGCTAGTGAGAAGTGGAGATTTGGAACATTAAGATTAGATATACAACCGGATGGTAGAAGATAATGGCTAAAATAAATATAAGAATACCTGAACCAAAAGAAGATTATGATGTATCAAACCAAAAACAAATTAACAGAGCTTTAACAATAATGAAAGATCAATTAAATTCTACATTTTTGGATGAAGTAAAACAGGAGCAAGAGAGATTCTCTTGGTTTATAAGTGGCTAATATATATAAAAATGAATTAGTAGATCTAACTACTACAGATAATACCACGATATATACAACACCGTCTGACTCAAGAGCTATAATTAAAAGTATATTAGTATCAGAGGACGCTGGATCAGGATGTGATATAACTTTTACTATAGTAAATGCTGCGTCTGCAGTATTTAGCCTTTTTAAAGATAAAGCAATAGCTTCAAAAGCAACAACTGAGCTGTTAACTCACCCTTTAATTTTGGAAGAAAATGAGGTATTAAAGGCACAAGCATCAGATGCAAATGAATTACACGTTATTGTATCAATATTGGAGATAAATAGAGACTAATGCCATTTATAGAAACAAAAGCTAAAAAAGAAATAAAAGAGATTAATGGTAAAGCAACTGTGGTCCTTACACCAGAGTGTGAAATTACCTTAAAAAATTTAAAAACGGGTCAAGAGTACATGTCAGATGCAGAAGCAGATGCAGATGTAAACAACCCAGGAACAGAAACTAAAAGAGAAGATATCTCTAGAAGTGTAAAATTAACCGTAGAATCACTGCCAATTGGTGGTGATACAAATATATAATTATTATGTCAATATTCGCAGCACCAAGTTTTTATAGTAAAAGGGACCAAGATATTTACAACAAGGGTTTCTTTTTTCAACCACAAAAAATGTTTAGTGACGGCGAACTTGATGAGAATCGATTTACTACAAATCTACCTGGAACTGGTGGGACGGCTGCAGCTACAGGTATAAACACAGTTTTAAATCAAGGTGGTGGCGGTGGCGGTGGGGCTCCGTTTACTGGAGGTATAGCTGATTTAAGAAATACTTTTATGGATACAATTACTAGTAGACAAGATAGACTTAATAATCCACCTGATAAATTTTTTGGTTTTGATACTATGAGAAATCTACCAGCGACTGAAGCAAGTTCAATTTTAGCTGAAAATATTGGTATCCCTCAAGAACAGACTTTTGCTGGTAAAATACAAGATCTTGTAACACCACAATCAGCAGATCAAATCATAGCTGAGGGTTATCAAGAACCAAGTTTTCAACCAAGTATTATAGGAGCACTTTTAGGTAGCTTTGATAGATACCCAACTTTACCTAGAGGTGATCAAGCATTTATAGCAAGAAACATGGGTTATACTGGTCCAACAGTGTTTGGAGAAAATACATCAGGTGGAGCAAAAGATATATTTGGATTAAATGTTAGATCTGGTTTTGGTAATTATGCAGAGGCTGTAGAAAAACAAGTTGATAGATTAGATGATTATTTTGGTGGAAAAAAATTTGATAAAAAATATGGAGAAGGGACTACATTAGAGTTTGATGAAGAAACAGGAACATATATGTTTAAAGGTACAAATGCAGCAAAAGCAAACCAAATGAATAAAATGAATTTGGCTAGATATAATTTTTATAAAAAACAAGTAGAACAAAGAGATGCTGATAGAGCAGCAGCTGCGGCAGCAGAACGTCGAGCGGCTATTGAAAAAGAAAAACGTAGAAGAGAAATAATTAATCAAGGTGGCGGCGATGGGCGAACCACAACAGGTATAACTACATCTAGAGCTGGATCAGAGGACACACCTACTGGAGGATATGGAGGTGGTGCTGATATGGGAGGAGGAGCTGGTTCAACAACATCGGATCAAGGATTTACATCAGGAGGTAGATTTTCTGGTTTAAGATATGGCGGTAGAGTTAATTATATGATGGGAGGACTGGCAGATCTAGTAGATATATATGATTGATTATAGCAATAAAACACGATACAAAAAGGATTTAGGCTAAAATATGACAATATCTAGAATGCAAATGGAAAGACAACTACGTGCAGACGGTGGAATTATGACACTAGAAGAACCTAGACAAGGTTTTTTTCTAGGTAAACTTGTAAAAAAAGCCAAGCGTGCTGTTAAAAAGATAACTAAATCACCGATAGGTAAAGCTGCAATGCTTTATGCTGCTGCTGGTGGATTAGGAGCTCTTGGTGCAGGTAAAGGTTTGGGTCTTGCTCAATTTGCTCCTCGTGCAGTTCTTGGTAATTTAGGAGCAGCGTTTACAGCAGGTAGTCCATTATCTAAGAGTTTTTTAAAACCTTTATTTTTTGATAAAGCAGGAGCATTTAGTTTAGGAAGAACAGCTCTTACAGGACTAGGTGCTACAGCTTTAGCTGCACCATTTTTCATGGGTGGTGATGAGGAAGAAGTTGTAGAAGAAGCACCATTTTCAGAAACACCATCTACTATTTCAGACATAGTAGATCAGGCTAGAAGACAAGATGCTAGCCTAAGATTTTTACCTAAACCAAAATTTGTAGATAATTTTTATTTAGCTGATGGTGGACTAGCTGGATTAAGACCGGGTTACAGAATAGGTGGAGGCGTATTACAAAAAGCAGGTCAGATGATAAAATCTGGAATAGGAAGAGTTAGATCACTATTTGATGATGCTGACATAAATGTAAGTATTAGAGATGAAGATGTTATGACAGATTTTGGACCACAAGCACAAGCTGTTGGTCAAGATGTTTTTATTACACCTAAATCAAGAAAGGCCGTAAAAGTCATGGATGATTTAATTGAAGAAGGCTATGATATTACTAAAGCTGAAGACGGTATTTATTCTGTCAATGCTGTAGATGAAGGAGCTTTAGATATAATTACTAAAAGATTAAGAATAGGTAGCAAAGGTGCAGATGAATTTATGGAGGGCCAAGATTATGTT